GTTGTTTGAATCTTCTTGGTTATGTGCAGGATAGATACAGGCGCTTGAACTATAAAGAATCTTTTTAATCTTTTTGATTCGCATTTCATCTAATATGTTTAAGTTAATTATAGAAGAATTATGCATGATATCAGCATCATTGTTACCAGTGAATATATAACCTGCACCTCCCATGTCTGCTGCAAATTGATAAATCTCATCAATGTCTTCTTTAATTAAATTTGTAACATTTTCTCTATGCCGTAGATCCATTATATGAAATTCATCAGCTTGACTTGACATATATTCAGGGCGTTTTAAATCAGCACCGATAACATAATGTCCTTGTATTTTTAAATTGTTAACTAGGTGTGATCCAATAAATCCACCTGCTCCGCACACTAATATTTTTTTCATTTTCTTTCCATGAATTATATCTGCAATTTGCATTGACACATTAATAGATGTATCAACTTTTAAAATGTTGTAGTTATGTTCTAATATAGGAAGTACCTGTTTCCTAAATTCTAAAATTTTCTCAGTATCCCATTTAGAAATTTCAACACATACCCTTGCAATTTCTTTTAGTCTACCCCAATGATCTTGCATTGTATCATACTCTTCACTCCAAAAGTCACTGAATGTTCTAAATCCCATTTTTCGCAAGGCAGACAGTGTACCCGGTGCTCCTACACTAAGGAAAGGGTGTTTTTCCTTAATTGGTTTAAATGACTTTTCAGTTAGGGTAACTTCTGATAAGTCAAAGTTAGTTTCTGATACTATACTAACAAGGCTGTCTTGGTAAAATTTACGTGTTGCATTATCAAAGTCGCCGCACATTTTTCCAATATCTGTTTCACCATCGATTACTAAAGGCAATTTGTTGTTTAATCGTTCTGCAACATCCGGATTTAACTTAAATTTTTCTGCATGATGTATATGGTCCATAAATCTGTCACTTGAATTCTCGTCTGATATTTTATTCAAGCTAAAATAACTTCTGTCGACTAGTCCCGCATCTTCTAATAGTAAAGATAATCCTATTCTATGAGGACGAAATCTACGATTCCAAGATAAGAATAATTTACTAGGAATCTGTTCTAGATTGTAAGTAGGTTCATTCTTTGGATCTTGTGCGTGTAACGCAACAGGAGTTTGAGACATTGGATAAGAAATAATTGTTAATCGTTTTCTAAAGTCAGGCGATATATTATGTTTATTACACCATTTATAATACACCTCGTTGGCGTTCATGCAACCTGTTAGATATATAATTTTGTGTAGTGGGATTCTCTGATCGTTAAAATATCCGTGCAATGCAGCCAGGTGTTGATTTTCAATATATGCTTCTACGCTCATATCAATTAAAAAGAATCCATTCCTTGCCCGCACATAATGCGTTATTTGTTTAGGTACATGTCCCCATTCAAGGAGTCCAGTTTTATTATAGAAATATTGTTGAAAAGGTATTCGCCAAGTTAAAGAAAATGGATAAACAAAATGCTCCTGTTCCTTTAACATATACGAGGGAGCAATTTCATATTCTTTACAATCAAACAATTTTTTATACAAACCATCTACATAAAAATTAGTAGACTGCACCTGAGTTAACCCAGTAACTGCCGCAAGGTTAATCAAGTTAGGGGGTTCGTCGTTGGGTATTCCGCCCGCCGGGCCAATCCAGTTATAAACTACTTTAATAGACATCATTAATTATTCAGTGATTTTAATTTTAGGGATGATAATATCGGTGCCGCAGTGGCAATGCTCTTTACCGCAGACAATTTGTTTAGGTCCAATATCATTTATATCGCCTAAGATGTTGCCAACATAACCGCCTTGGCCGCAACTTGCTAAACTGATAGCTCCGGCTGGATTAATAAACAGTGAATCGCCTACATTACATTTCCATCCTTTGAAGAAATTCTGTCTATTAATGATAATATCGTTACTATTCACGTGAGTCATAGTTTTATCACTAAATTTAACATAACTGATACAGTTATTTTCTTTTGACGGCTTGTCAACAGTTTGTTTAGTATCAACATTGTGTTCGCTTAGGAACTTAACCTTTTCAGGATCTTTATACTCCCAAGGACCTGCATTAACGGTCATCTCATCAAATAGTGGAGTCCATTCGATAAAATAATTTGGTAGTACAGTCTTTAAATGCTCACCAAACTCTACTACTTCCCAGAATCTTTCATCGTGCATAAGCATTTTGCTAGACAAATAGTTTACCTTGTTACATAAGAATAAACTGTTTTTCTCGTAGACCTTCTTATCTGAAAACTCAACGTGAAAACTGGCAACAATGTCATCAAACAAATGATAATGTTTCTTCCACCATGCCAACGGTCGACTTAGATTAGTGTTTACAGCGATAGTACAGTTAGGAAGCTCTTTACGTAACCATTCGCAGACTGGAATAAAGTTACGCCATGCTGTAGGTTCTCCTCCACTAAAAAAGAATTTAAAGTCTTGATAACCTTCGGTTTTATATTTAGAAATGATTGTATCTAAATTATAAAGATACGTACTTAGATTACCGTTGTTAGATTCAGTACCGCTCCAGTTGCCCGGATTACAGTAACTACATTTAAAGTTGCAGTAATTATTTACTTGCCAAGTTACTGCAAGATATTTGGTCTTTACAACAATTTCAATTAACTCTTTGCCCATTCATACACCTCTTTTAATTCTGGAATTACATCTAATAGTTTTTCTTTTCTATGCATATCTACTTCATCATTATATTTAATAAATTCTTGAATGCCACCTTTATTGGGTTCGCCACGCATTAGTGTATAAACCACAGTTTTGAAGGAATTCTTTAAATCTCTATTAAATGCATACTTTTCCATCGACTTAATGTAGCGTGGAATAAGTTTTTCTTTGGCTATTTCTGGTAGGATCATAATGTTAGCATACCACGGATCACTTAACAAATTAAACCTAGGATTAGGTGGACGTTTTGGATTATCAATTACCAATAGGCCTTGTTCAATTAAACTGTCAAAGAAATCAGGGAATGTATGTACATTCCAGTTACTTATAGTAGGAGTAATCTGGAAGTCTGCATGGGGAACGTCTTCTCGCAATTTCTTAATGTTCTTAATAGTCTTTTCCCAGTCAGTGCCGTTACGTATAACTTCAGCTTGAGGGCCGCCTGCATCTAAACTTGCCCAAATTTTTAAATTAGGAAACTTCTTCCATAATTTAATCAGATCTCTATTTTTATATTTTAATACACTAAAATTTGTAGTGTAAGTTAATTCTATTTGATCTGTTAATTTGTTTTCAATCCAATAGTCCAAGCACTCATAATGTTCAGGAGTGATGATAACTTCGCCGCCGGCAAAGTATACTTCAGTAACATCTTTAAGATAAGGTTTAAGTTTAGTCATAAACAGTTGGTCTTCGTTAGAGTTAACCACAATAGACTTCATGCCAAAGTGTTTCTCTAACTGATCCATACCCCATTTTTTCTTAACATATTCTTGAGCCCACTGGCTACTGCATCCTGGGCCGCAACTACGACATTTCATGTTACACAAATTACTAAAGCGAATGTCCATATAACGCATTTCAAAATTATCAATGCTACCGTCTTTATTAGTAGCTTCAATCATATCAATATATTCAAATCCCCTACGTTTATTATGACTTTGACGCATTGTCCAAGTACCCAACAACTCTACATCATTACAACGTTTGCACTCTGGACTAGGTTTATCTTCTAGCATATCTCGTCTCAAGCGTTTGAAATCCTCACTGTTCATCATTTGAATAATAGATTCATCTGACTTAATCTTTGCAACGGGTTTACTGCTGTCTGCAACGCAACAGGGCATTACATTTCCATTAGGCCAAGAATGGAAATGTATCCAAGGAAGTACACAGAAATGTTTTCCTTCTTTGATTAAATGTTTTACGTCATACATATTATTCTTCTAACTCCTGCAATCTTTCTAGTTCGGGAAACGTTTTAAAAAAATCTTCTTTTCTTAATATGTCTTGAGATCGTGTGTGCTTAAAAAATGTATCTTTACTGTCTTTCCATGTATTGTCCTGGTCGGCAAAACTTATGGCATCATTGATCAATCTAGTTAAGCCTGGAAACTCTGCCCCGTGGCTTTTAACAAGATCTAATGCAGACGACTTGGCTAATAGTTTTAATTCTTTAGGCAGACTCTTAGCACTATAATAACTAGGATGTACTGCTAGATACAAGCTATTGTACCAATCATTGGTTTGTACAATGTTTTTGCTCTTTAAGTAATTGTAAAATTCCCCAAGTGTAGGATAGTTAAACAAACTAAACACTGTATTAATTTGAAACACTACATAATCTAAATCTCGGAATGTTAATAGGTTACTTTCAATCTTGCCCCAATCAGTTCCATGTCTTAACCATTCCGCTCGTTCACCGTAATGATCGATGCTACAGCTTAGTTCAATCTTTTTAAAATGTTTCCATAAACTGAGTATGTCATGATTTTTATATTTAATTGTACTGGCATTGGTATTGTATCTTAAAACTGTATCTGTTCTACCTTTTCTGATCATCTCTTCTAGTATAACATAATGTTCCTCAGTGATCAATGGCTCGCCACCTGCAAAGTATGCTAGGTCAATATGTTCTACATGATCTAATACTTCTTGTAATAGATCTCCTTTATGATCATCTGCGTGGATAACAATTGGTTTGTTTTTATCATAATGTCTATCTTCGGCGGCCCATTGACTACTAAATTCACTACCGCATGTCCTACACTTAAAGTTACAGATATTGCTAAATCGAATATCAAAATAATGCATTTTAAAATCTGGAACAGTTCCGTCGTCTAATGTAGTTGGAACAAGTTCATCAAATCGTTTAGCCCAATGATCCTTACTATATGTTCTAAAACTATAGGGGCCTACTTCTTCATGTTTGTAACAAAAGTCACATATATTGCTTTTAACATTGTTAAGCATGTTCAATCGCAACTGTTTCATTTTATCACTGTTGAATGCTTCTTTTAATGACGTGTCTTTGGTGCTTCCAAAAGGTGTAGAATAGTTATTACTACAGCAAGGATAGATGTCGCCTTTCGGAGTCACATTTAAATGCATCCAAGGGAACATACAAAAGATTTTACTTTCGTTTAATAAGAATTCTTTATTGTTCATTACAGTTTACTACACTTTTTAAAAAACTTTTCCATCTCTGGAAAAGTATTGACGAAATCAGTTCCGCGGCGTGTGTCTAGTTCGTTAAACCAATTGTAGAAATCACGTTGACCTTCGCTAATCTTGTCTTGGTCGTATTCAGTCGTTGCCATATAGTCAACTACCCGTCTAAACTTTTCAAACTCAACTTCTGAAAATTTAGTTGGGTCCTTGTCGTCTACATTCTGTTCCATAAACTTAAGACTTTCCTTCATATATTTCATAAACTCTTTTTTAGGAAGAATATTCATGTCGTACTGTAAAGGTTCTTTTAAGTACGGAGTATCAAATCTAACCATCTGAGGTTGGTCTGTTTTGTTGAATTGATTATAAACACTTCGCCACTCTAGGATTTTTTCCAATAAGCTCTTAAATGTTGTTACAGACAAGATGTTAAATGTAATCATAAAGCTAATAGGTTGCCCTGTGCCTTTCAAATAAGCATCTAAATTGCGTTCCCAAATTTTTAAATCTAAACCTGTTCTGATGTACTCAGCACGAGGACCCCACGTATCGATACTGGTATACAACTTAAACCTTTTAATGCCTTTACTCACTGTGAGATGATTTACATACTCAACCATTTTATCAACTAGAGCAGGCTTTACACCTAGGTTACTGTTAATATTCAATTCAAGTTTGGGCATTGGGTCTTCTTTGAGACTGCTCAATAACTTCCAAGTACTAGTATGCATCAAAGGTTCACCGCCTGTAATACGCAAAATACCTAATGTTTTACGCACCTTTGGCCACCACTGCCACCATGCATCAACATAAGGATTCTTTTCTTCTCTCTCATATAGATCCATCCAATCAATATCACAACGATGATTCTTAACCGAGGTTACCGGACCATACTGTTTAATCTCATTGTAGAACCGACTGCTGGCTTTAGGGTGACAATATCCACATTTAAAATTACACTCGTTGCCAAAGCTAACTTCAATATATTCCGGATTTACATTTTTATCCCAAGGATTATCTATAATTTGTTTGTAACGTTTTTCTGTAAAGATACTTGCGGTCTTAATATGGCGATCGCTGATGTAGTTTGGACCCATGTTCTCAATGTTCCAACAATACTGACATCCTTTAGTCTGCACACCTTCTAGCATTTCTTTACGCTCTTGTTTTTTAATCGATGTATTGTGCAGAGCACTGGGATTCTTTTTAAGTTCTGCTAGGTCAATCTTATGTGGAGCTGGATGATAACAACTATGGGTTTCACCTGTCTGTAAGTACAAAGTAACATGATGCCATTTGGCTAGACAAAACGTAGGACTTGTTTTATCTACTATAGAAATAATCTTTTTAATATATTGTTGCTGAGTTTCACTCATTATTCTTACCTTTGTTCAGCAAATCAAATTGCTGTCTTAACCAATTGTAATCATTGATCTTTAACAATGCTGTATGGTCGTTTGCAAATTCACTGGCATAGTCACAGGCCTGACTTGCACCCAAGGCCGCATACTTACCAAACTTCTTCTCTGGGTCGGAACTCAACCATTCATTGAGTTTGCCCATTTGATTGTTTTTATATAATTTAACACATTCTCTAAAGGCACTACGCCAGGTTGAGAATTCGTCTACGTTAAATGTTGTAACACAGCTAATTTTATCTTCGGCGCTTATCTTAGGCATTATGCCCGTGAACATATCAAGAGTGGTCCATTTTCTTTGTTTCATTAGGATACTCTTATTAAACAGTTTAACACCTCCATTTTGATAAGTCAAGTCATTTACCGGATTCTGGCTGCACCATACATAGGCACAGTCTCTGTCAAAGATACCCGGCTGGAAATCAAACTGCCAATCATCCACAAGCCAAGCATCACCATCAACTACAAAGAACATATCTGTCTTTGCTAATTTGGCGGCGGCCTTGTGAGCATTGAATATACCATCAACTCCATGTACACGTTTTGCCCATGGGGCCTTTTCTAATACACGATTCCAGTTTTCATCTGCATTTGGTTCCTTGTAGGATATAAAGACAACATCTAGATGATCTTCAAACAACGGAACTACTGTACCAACTTCTTTTTCACCAATAGGAGTATTGCACATCGATGCTCTAACCGCCCAAACTTTCTCTGTTGTTTTATTAGTTGCTAGATACCAAACATGTTCATAGGCTAGGTCATGCCAGGGCACAATGTATTCTTCATTGTATTCTAATTTAGGCAAGTCCGAGTTATAAGTGATATTAACATTTGGACTAATGTAGTCTACTATCTTGCTACCTTCTAATTCTTCTGTGACTTGTATAGTAAATGCCCATATATCTTCCTCACCCTCCTTAAAATGTTTTCTGTCTAGCATCCAAACATGTTCATAGTCAAAGTCGTGCCAAGGTATTAGGTAATCTAAATCATAATCTAATTTAGGTAGCTCGGGATTGTATATTACAGTAAACTCAGGAGTAATAGTTCCTAACCATTTCCATTCTTTAGGCCTGCGCCACATAGGCGTAAATTTTATAACCCAAAGACGTTCATTGTTTGTTTGATGTATAGGATCTAACTCATAGGCACATTCGTGTGCTAGATCATAAAATGGAGGGCAACAATCGTTGGCATCTACTCCCAGGTCAGGCAGATGTTCATTGAATTGAACAAGCACGTCAGGAACAACATAACCCATGTCTTTAGTACCTAATATTTCTTTGCCTATGGGTTGGCAACTAAATGCCCATACTTTATCATCTAATGGATTAAATCTAGGATCTATATACCATACTAACTTATAATTTCTATCCCATTTATTAGGTTCAAAGGTGCCAAAGGGATCATCTTCATAGGTTATTAGTTTATCTCTT